TTTGTTTTAATTATCAACGTTATTATTTTGGGTTACTTAATTATTTACAAATAAATTTACACGTTGATATATTTACTTTAACAACCAATGTTCTATGAACTAACCAATGGTGAAAAGGTTGCAAATCAATTTTCAAAGAAAAGAGGTTTTAATAGCGATGTTAGACGCAGAATTTTTAAATGGCATTTTTGCAAATGATGAAGTTTCTATTGACGATAGAATTAAATCAATTTTATCGGAACATGAAGCTGACACAAGAGGACTTATTCAGAAACGTGACCAGTTACTAGGACAGGAAAAGAAACTGAAAGAACAGTTAGCAGGTTATGAAGCTGGAAAAGGTGAGTATGAATCACGTATTGCTTCTTTAGAGGAAGAAATAAAAAACAATTCCCCAGAAAAGAACAAAGAATATTACAATACACAGCTTGAAACAAAACAGAAAGAGTTTGATAGCAAGTATGAAGAAATTGTAAAAGAACGTGATTACTTTAAAAAAAGTCATTTAGAAAGACTAAAAAATGACGCTATAACAGAAGGAACAAAAGATATTCAGTTTATTGACGGTTTAAGAAACGGATTTGTTGCTAGTGTCTTAATGCAGAATGATTTTGAAGCAAGAGATATTGACGGTAAATTGATGTTCTTAAATGGTAATAACCGGACTATCCAAGAAGTTATACATGATTTTGCACTTACACCAGAAGGAAAAGCATATATCAAGAATCCAATTAGTGGTGGAAATGCTCATTCAAATTATAACTCACCTTCAAATAGAACAAGTGTACTCAGCAGAGCAGAGTATAATGAGTTAGTAAAGAATCCTGCTAAATTTGCAGAGTTCAGAAAAACACATAATAACTGGTCAATTTCTGACTAGAAAAAAGGAGTAAAAAAGGGCAAACGTTTTAGACGGTTTAATTCCAACACTTTATGAAGCACTTGATATTGTATCACGTGAATTAGTTGGTGTAATTCCAACAGCAACAATTTCAGCTGAAGCAAGTGGTGTTTCTATGGGTCAGTCTGTACGTGTACCAATCACAAACAGAGCAGTTGCAGAAGATGTTGTACCATCTGGTTCAAACCCAGACCCTACAGCTGAAACTGTTGATTACACAGATATTACAATCAATAAATGGCGAAGAACAAAGATGACTTGGACTGGTGATGAACAGAACGGTTTAGGTAATATGGCTTCACCAATTATGGTTGCAGAATACGCACAGAAAATGCGTACATTGGTAAATGAAATGGAAGCAGACGGTGCAAGAGCAGTTATTGCAGGTGCACTTGCAAAAGGTAACGTACTTGGTACACCGGGTACAACACCATTCGCTTCTAACTTAAATGACCTTACAGCTATGTACAAGAAACTTGCTGACAATGGTGCACCAACACAGCAGCTTGACTTAGTAATGAATACAACAGCTGGTATGAATATGCGTAACTTGACACAGTTACAGAAAGTAAATGAATCTGGAGACGGTTCACTACTTCGACAGGGTGTACTTGGTAAGTTATTTAATTTTGATATTCGAGAATCAGCAGGTTTTGCAACACACACTAAAGGAACTGGTGAAGGTTACCTTGTAAATGGTGTTGCAGCAGAAGGTGTAAAAGTAATTGCAATTGATACAGGTTCTGGAACATTCAAAGCTGGTGATATTATTACTTTCGGTGAAGATACAACACACAAATATGTTGTAGCAAAAGACGTTGCAACAGGTGGAACTTCACTTGAACTTACATCTGAACTTGTTGCAAATGTTGCAGATAATTCAGCTATCACAATCGGAAACAACTATACAGCTAGTGCTGGTTTCTCTCGTGGTACTCTTATTCTTGCTAACCGTTTACCATTTGTACCACAGGGTGGTGACAATGCTATTGACCGTACAATCATTACTGACCCAGTTTCTGGAATTAGTTTTGAAGTTGCATTGTGGGGTGGTCAGTATCAGAATACTCTTACATTCTCTACTTGTTGGGGTTGGAAGAATATCAAAGGTGAACACTCAGTTGCATTACTTGGATAATGTAAACGCTGCTTAAATCCAAAAACCACCTTGTATAAAAGCAGGGTGGTTTTACTTTACGAGGTGCTTATGAATACAATTAAAATGAGAAAAGGTGACCTTTTCGCTGATATTTGCAACAGTTCAGAATGTATTGAAAATGCAAAAAAAGAAGGATTTTTTATTGTTGAAGAACCAAAACCGGTTGTTGTAACTGAAGAAAAAAAACCGGAAGTTCAGCACGTAAAAAGAACAACAAAAAGATAAAAACGAGGTGTAGAAATGATAATTGAAGATGGAACAGGACTTAATAATAGTAACTCTTATTGCAACTTAGATTTTGCTGATAATTACTTTTCTACACGTGGAATTACAACTTGGTCAGACTTAGAAGAAGAACAAAAAGAAGTTTGTTTAATTAAAGCAACAGATTTTATTGATAATTCTTTTGATTGGAATGGAATAAAAAACACTTATGAACAGGCTTTAAAATTTCCAAGAAAGAATTTAATTAATAATGACGGTTACGAAGTAAAAGGTATTCCAACAGAATTAAAAGAAGCTGTTTGTGAATGTGCTTTGAAAGTTAGTCAGCAAGTAGAATTGTATCAAACAGAAGAAAGTAATGGTGCTGTAACTTCAGAAAAAATTGGTGAGTTATCGTTTAGTTATGATACAAGCAAAAAAGCAAAAGACAAAACATTATATGATGTTATTAATTTACGTTTAAGAGGTTTGTTTAAAGATAAAGCTTCTGAAAAAATAGTTATGGGAGTTTATCGAAAATGAACTATTCAAAATATGCAGATAAAGCAAAAGTAAAAATAGATAGATATGGTGGAATTTGTCAAATTACCCGGTTATCTGAAGAAGAATATGACCCGGAAACAAACACATATACAGGAATAGAAACCGTCATTGTAGGCAAAGGTATTCTTTCTAATTATTCAACAGAACAAATGAACGGTTCTTTAATACAACAGGGTGATGTAAAAATGATGTGTTACTTAAATGATACACCAGTTCTTGATGATGAACTTGAAATTGGTGGTGTAACTTACCTTATTAAAGATATAGCACCATTAATACCAGATGGAAACACAGTTATATATTTTAACTTACAGCTAAGAAGGAAATAAAAAGGAAATGAGCAGCAAGACAAGAAAAATTGTAAATCAGATAAACAAAGAAAAAAAAGAAAATATTGCAAAAAATCAAATGATTGCAATTCAGCAAATGAAACAATTGTTTGATTCACCTTTGAAAATCAGACTTAAATTTTGCTTGAAACTCTTATTTAGGAAATAAAAAGGAAGTGGAGTTTAGACCTTGAAAAGTATGCTGAAGTCAAAAAAGAACAGCTTAAAACCGTAAGAAAAAAGGTTGCTGTAAAACTTTATGACTCAGTTGTAAAAAAAACACCGGTTGATACAGGTAGAGCACGTGGTAACTGGCAAATTTCAATAGGTAGTGATAATACTGACCAATTAAACCGGGAAGATAAAAAAACTTTTGGTACTGTTTCAGCATTTAAAAAAGACGAAGTGTCTAAACTAGAACAAATAAAAGGTGATGAAACTATATATATAAGCAATAACTTACCATATATAACAATGTTAGAATATGGTGGTTATCCAGACCCGGTAAAAAAGGGTACATATAACAAGAAAACCGGTCAGTATGAAGTAAGAAGTGCAAACGGTTTTTCAAAACAAGCACCTAATGGAATGGTAGGGGTGACGGTTGCTAACTTCAAAAAGAATATTGATAAAGCTATTGAAGAAAGCAATTTTAAGAATAAGGTGAGATAAAGGACAGATTCAGCAATTAAAGAAGCTTTAATAAAACATTTTGAAAAGTTGGGTAACCCTTTTCTTGCTAGTGGAAATTCTAACGTTTATTATGACAATAAACAGTTTACACCACCTACAAATAGCAATTGGTTTAAGTTGTCATATAATGCTGATGAACCAGACGAATATGGAATTGGTAATTTAGACCAAGATATTTATAGTGGATTCTTTCAAATTGATATATGCACACCTCTAGGAAAAGGTGAAGAACAGTGTAATACAATTTATAAAAAGCTGTGTGAACTTTTTGCAAGAGGTACTTGTATTGAAGATATGGTTGATATAGACAAAGTTTATTCACCGGTAACAGATGTACAAGCTAACTATTATAGAAAAGTTGTCCGGGTAAACTGGACTGCTGTAATTAATAACAAGGAGTAATTAAGGTCAAACGCAATTACTAACAAGATTAAAACAGAATTTTCAACTTTCTTAATTAATGAAGCAGAACTAGCAGAAGCAACAACAACAAATAAAGCAAAAGCTTATTCTTACAGATTGTCAGAAAATTCAGTTGTTGGAACACAGGAAGAAATTAGTTCTGACGTAAAACTTCCAGAGACTCGTATTCAGAGTATTCCAGAAACAGGTTCAGAAAGTTCTTCTGGTAATCTTGGTTCAGAATGGAATATTGATGAACAAGACCCATTGTTAGCAAGTGTTATGTGTTCTTCATGGGAAGATATAACAGAAGATTACAATGACGGTCATAGTACAGACTTTGAAGAAGTAAAATCTTTGAAAATGGGTACATCACGTGATGTTTACACCATGATTAAAAAATACTTCCAAGAACCTGTATCATGGGAAAAATTCAAAGGTATTCAGATTGATAGTTTATCTATTTCTATGGCATTAAATGACTTTGTAAAATTATCATGGGGTTTACTTGGTGCTAACAATCCTGTACCGGTGACAACAGAACCTCTTGATACAACAAAAGCAACTTATGAAGCAGCACTTACAACTAAATCATTTAAGACAAGAGACTTGAATTTAAACATTTGTGATTATGACCCTTCAAATGATGAACCAAGTTTTGTTGCTGGGGATAAAATGAGACAGTGTCCTTCTTTTGAATTGTCTATTTCAAATAATAAAGAACGTACTGACGCATTAGGTGAAGCTGAAGCAATTGAAATGTCAGATGGTGACTTTGTAGTTGAAGGAACATTTGAAGTCTGGAACGCTGACCAGAAAGCTATTGATTTGAAAAAAGCAGCAATTCAAGGTAAAGACAAATGGATTGAAACAGAAGTATTTAGAGAAGTTGGTGGTAAACGTTATGCTTATGCTATTCAGCTTAAAGCACATTTAAAAACACCAAGTGAAAGTAAAGACGGTAACAAGCTTAAATATTCAATTCCATTTTCTGTAAACTTTAATGATGGTATTAAATTTATCAAAACTGTAAAGGAAGTTTAGATAATATATAGTTTGTGGTAACTCAAAAACCAACTCTTGCTTCAAGGTAAGTTTCAAGGAATTAAATAGAACTTCCATATATCGCAGGGTGACTTAGTAACGGTAACTAACCAGCCTCCTTAACTGGCACAAGTAGGTTCGACTCCTACCCCTGCTAAACTATTGATAATTACTTAATATCAATACTAAAAAAGACCTTCTGAAACGCTTAAAAAGGGTGTTTTTAAAGGTTTTTTTTATAAAAACAACAAATTACTCGACCGGGTAAAAAAAGGACTTAAAAAATGGCAAATTTAAACTGTTTTGCAACTAAAGAAAATGCTGATTCTGGTGTGTGGTTTCCTGTAAAACTTGATGGTGTAAAATTACCAATGGCATTACTAATTTATGGTGATGATTCAGATGTTGTAAATGAGTATAACAGAGACCGTTTAAGAAAAATTAAGATTGGTAAAAATGGTACTGATATTGACGAAGATACACTTGAAGAACTTCTTGATAATCAAGACGAGGGTATTTTGGTTCGTATTGGTGGTGTTTCTTGTTATGACTGGAAAAAAGATGAACGTACAGAAGAACCTCTTGAACTTTTTGACAAACAGATTAAGTGTGACAAGAAGTCTTACAGATTCTTAATTGAACAGATTCCAGCACTTAAAAATTTTATCATGGAAAAATCAAACGAACGTTCTAATTTTTTATCGGAAGGGAAGAAGAACTAGAAAAAGCTGTTAGACAGTTTTTCTTCCTGTATTATCCTGTATCACGAAAAATTGGTGATAAATATATATCAAGGACTAATGCAGAAGATAGAAAGCAAACAATAGAAGCTATTGGTGAGGTACAATTTTGGTCAAATCCACAAAATGAGATTTACAAAGACCCGATTGTACCTCTTTGTTTTAAATGGATATATAATGTTTATATCGAACTGTATAGTCATTGTGGGGAAAACCTAACATGGACAGATATAAATTCATATTGTACAATACGAAACATAAAATTGACTCAGAAAGAAGTTGATTATTTACTACTTATAAACAGCTTTGCAAATAATCAAATATCAGATATGCAGAAAGAGGAAAAATAAGGGCAGATATAAGCAGACTTGTACTTGAAATTGACTCTAAAGGTGTTGTTACAGCTACCGGTAATCTTGAATTATTCAGTAAACAAGCAAAGAAAACTGAACAAAGTACACAAAGTTTAGATTCAGTTATACGTCAAATTTCACCGTCAGCTTTAACTGCTGTTGCAGGTATTACTTCACTGATTGCTGGATTCAAAGGTTTAATTGGTGTAAGTAAAACTGTTATCAATAATTTTTCTCATTTTGAAAGTTTATCTATGGGTTTGAAAACATTCTTTCCAGACGCTACAAAGGGTAAACAGAAATTTGAAGAACTAAGAAGATTATCTAATGAAACAACTTTTGGTGTTGATGAACTTACTCAGTCATTTACAGAACTAGCCAACGTAGGTGTAGAAGTAAGCGAAATTAATGACAGATTAATGATGTTAGGTAATATTTCTGGTGGTAACAAACAGAAGTTTGCAGAACTTGTTTCCATTTACTCGAAAATAGAATCTACTGGCAAAGCTGGAAGTATGCAGTTACAGCAGTTAGCAACTCGTGGAGTACCAATCTATAAAATGCTTAAAGAAATGGGTGTAACAGGACAAGCAACCGGTAAGCAGATAACAGAAGCTTTTCAAAAAATGACTTCAGAAGGTGGTCAATTTGCTGGTGCTATGGATAACATCAATAAGACAATTGAAGGTAAACAAGGTTTTATTTCTGATTATTTCAAAGAAATGACGGTAAATTTTGGTGAATTATCTGGAATTATTGATTTATACAAAGGTTCGCTTGATGTATTAAAGGAAGCAATCGGAAGTGTTTCTGATAAATTGCTTGAATGGAACAATAACCCGGTAATGAAAGGACTTGTACAGGGTACACTTGCAGCAGGTATATCAACATTAAGTGTTGTAATTGGTGTTACTCTTGTATCGGCTATTAAGACACTTAATTCAAAATTAAAAGAAACGGTTATACTCAAATCAATTCTTGACCCTAAAACGTTAGGTATTGCACTTGCAATTGGTGGTATTGTTGGTATCACAACAGCTTTAATTGGTGCAAAAAAATCTTCTGACGCTTTGAAAAAATCAGCTGAAGAAACATCAAAAGCTTTGAAAAATTTAACACCAGTACAAATTGCTGATAATTCATATAAAAATGCTCTTAAATATCTTGAAACACTTAAAAATAAAAAGAAAGAACTTCTAAGTGGAAATGCAGAAGATACTGAAATTATAGCAGCGACAAGTTATACAGATAGAAAAGGTAATTTAAAATTTACAAATAAAGCTGAATATGATTCAGCAAAAAGAAGAATGGAAACAAGACAGGCTGAACTTGATATTATTGATTCTTCTATTGAAAAAGCACAAAAACTTGTTGATATTGAAAAGAAAGGTTTAGAGGATAGACAGACATTATATACAATTGCTGAAGAAAATAGTAAATCATACTCAGAAATGCTAGAGAAAATAAAAGAAACTCTTGGTGATACTGACGAAGGAAAAATTGCTGAATTAAAGAATACTATCAAAGAATATACTGACTTCTTGAAAACAGACGGTCAACAGATTCTTAATGAAGATGGTACACTTGGAATTTTGACAATATCAAATGAAGATGTATCAAAAACAAAAAAAGCAATTGATAAACTTAAAAAAGAAATATTGAAACTTGACCCAGTTGAAAGTTTGAAAGATACAAATAAAACTCTAAGGGATATTATCAATTCAACAAATACTTTATCGGATAAACTTTTATTGTTACAGGCAATTGAAAAAGGTATTCCAGAAGAAAAAAGAAATGAATGGATTGAGCAGCAAAAGATTAACAATGAATTAAATACAACTTTGAATATCTTAAAACAAGAAGCTGAAATATACGATAAATTGCAAAATGGTGATATTTCCGGTTATCTTCAAGGTATGCAAGAACTTTCTGGTTCTAAATTAAAAACAGGTAATACAGGAGTAATTGGTTCGTATACAGGTTATTCAGTTGCAAATGCTGCTATTAGTTCAAGTGGTGACGCTTCTAATTTTGCAAATGGCATGGCACAAGGTGGTATATGGGGTGGAATTATATCAACCGTTATCGGTGCTATTCAGAATGTAGTTGGAGAATTAGAAAGTTTTCAAAAAGTAATGAACCCGGTAACAACATGGTTTAAAAAATTACAACCTGTGTTTGAAGTATTGTTTAATCTTCTTGGTGAGATTGTTGATATTATCGGTATAGTTTTTTCAGCAATAAGTGACGTAGTTTTAGCATTAAAACCTTTGTTTAATGTAATACAAAGTACATTAAAAGTGTTTAAAGCTTTGTTTAATGGTGTTGGAAGTTTATTAAAATTACTTGAACCTTTAATCAATATAATATCAAGTCTTATTGAAGCTTTGGTAAATGGTTTGTTTGGTTGGTTGTTTGATTTATCTGACGGTATTAATGACTTGTGCGATTCAACAGAAAGTGCTTCTGATGAACTTACAAAAACAACAGAACAGTTAAAGAGTTTATCAAGTGCCATGTATGAACAAGAATTAATTTACTTGACCATGAAGAAACGCTTGAACGCTGATACATACGCTAGTGATGTAACTAATGTACATGATATGATTCTTACACCACAGGGCAAATTCAGAACTGACCCAGACGATACAATTTTTGCTATGAAGCACCCAGAAACACTTGCTACAAGCAGAAGTGCAAATGTTTCTGTTACTGTAAACAATACTATGTCAGATAAAGCTGATGTACAAATTAGTAAGCAACAAGACGCTAATGGTTTAGAAAGATTAATTGTGCAGATTAGTCAGAAAGTTGCAAGTGATTACGCTAACGGTTCTAATGGTTGGGATAATGCACAAGCATACAATCAGCTTAGACAGGCAGGAAGGACTTTGACTTATTAGGAGTAAAAAAGGGTAAATTGGGTAAGTGGAGTAAATAAGCGAGTATTAAGACAGGGTACACAATGGTCTAATATATACGCTGTTATTGAAGACGAAACAAGAAGTGGCAAAAGAAAACGCAGAAGTTCACATTCGCAAGAAAAAAGAAAGTTTACAGTTAGTTTTCTTTTTACCGTTGAAGAATACGAACTTTTTAATACTTGGTATGAGCAGACGTTAAATTATGGTTTACAACCTTTTTTATTTCCTAAAATTGACGATTTCACCGGAGCAGGTGAAAATGTTGCTTATAAAATAGAGTCAGCACCAAGCTTTTCAAATCCAAGTGGTAATAAAATATCTTGTAATATGACATGGAGTGAAGCATGACACCTTTAATACAACAACAGATAGTAAGAATGGAAACAAGAGCAAAGTTTCCATATCTTATTGAAATTACTGACCCGGAAGGGAATATATATAGATATGCAAATAGTGATACTGATATTGAGTATGAAGAAAACGGTGTAACAAATACATTTACTGCTGGATATTTCAAAATAACACCACCAGAAAAAACTCAAACAGGATTCAAAGACGCAAAGCTGACTATATCAGCACTTGACCAAGTGTGGATAGAAAAAATTAGAAGCACACAAAAACGGTCAACAGTACGTTTTCTTGCAGTTATTATGTATGAAGAAGATGGTAATAAATACGCTGAACCAACAGAAGATGTTACAATGTCTCTTACTAATGCAACATGGAATGATACAACAATTGAATGGAATATGAAATTTGATGATTCTTTAGATTTGCTTATTCCTTGTAATAAAGCAACTTCTTTCACTTATCCGGGATTGTTCTAATGTATAATGATTTAATTGGTATAAAATTTAAGCTTCATGGTAGAACCAAAGAAGAAGGGTTTGATTGCTGGGGGTTATTAATGGAAGTTTTGAAAAGAAATGGAATTACTGTCCCAGATTTTTACTACAATTCTTTGTTGCATTGTGAAGAAGTGGGTACAGAAATAAAACAAACTGTATTAGCAACTAAACTTGATAAACCAGATATAAACAGTATACTTGAAATTAATGTAAGAGGTCAGCCACAGCACGTTGCTGTATATATCGGTAATGGTAATATTATTCATACAATGATTAGTACCGGTGTATTAATTGAACCGATTAGACGTTACGAAAAAAGAATAAGGGGTATTTACAAGGTCAGCAACAGTTAGATTTTATAAATCTATTTTTTCCGGGAAATGTGAAGAAAAAAAAATTGATTCTTATATTAAATTAAAAGATGTTTATAAATTAAATTGGAATTGTTGTATCATTAATGCAAATGGCAATAAAGTTGATGAAAATTACATTCTAAAAAATGACGATTTAATTGTTATAAGACAATATCCTTCTCAGCAAAGTAATAACCCTGTAAACTGGGTTTTTGGGTTCTTATCTGGTGGTATTTACACAATTGCTAATGAAATTAATATAGCTTGTGGTGGAAAAGATTATTCAGTACAACTTATTGACGCTATTACTTCTATGTTTACACCAGATGTAAAAACACAGACACAGGCACAAGCAAGTGATATACCTAATATTAATGGTTCTAAAAACAGTTCTGGAGCAAACCAACCAATACCAATTGTTATTGGTCAATCTTATTATACACCAATTTACGCAGCTAACAATTACACTACAATTAACCCGGAAGATGGTTCTGATGGTGAAAATCAATACTTAAATGCTTTATATACACTTGGTCAAGGTGATATTGATTTAAACTCAGTATCACTTGGTATTTATAAATTAAGTAATGATGAAAAAAATGGTACAAGTGGTTCTTTATCATGTGATATTATAAGAGGTGATATAACAAATACAGATAGTCAGAAGTTTAATGATGTTACTTTTACAAGCTTAAATTCTACTAAAATAACAGCAACAATTACAAAAACATATAAAGAAAATGATATTGTTAAATCAGTAAATGTTACACCGGTTTGTTCTAATGGTCATTACGAAAAATATAGAATATTTTTTAGCAGAAAAATCAATAAAGAAATAGTTTATTTTTCACCAACAAACGTTTCTTTATCAACGGTTATTAAAGATAATACAGTAACTTATACTATCACAATGGATAAACCGTCTGGTTTAGTTTTACCTAATGACCCTGTTTACTGTAATGTACAACTTAATGGAAAAGTTGTAATTAATCAAAGAGAGACTCGATACCGGGAAAATGAATATTTTCAAAAGTTAGAATTGCAGCAAGGTCATGTTGTATATTCTAATGACGGTGTAAATTTCTATTCTGATAAAGCAAGAAAAAATAAAGTAACTTTACCTCAAAACATAAAACCAACACCATTAAAAGATTCTGGTGTGTATCAATATGCAAATGAAGTTTCTTTATATCCACAAAAAGTTGTTCAAGAAAATCTTGGTGTAGAATTACTTCATTATAAAAATACACAACCTTTAGTTTGCTATCCTTTTTCAGCAAAATATCCTCAGAAGGTCCAGTTTGAAATTAAACTAAGTAATTTAGTTCATTTTAAAAATGATGGTGGAATGGAAGCAACTTCTCTTAAACTTGGTATTGCATATTCTATTGATGGTGGAGATACATATTTACCGTTTCCGGGATTTAAGAAAAGTTCTAATTCAATATCTTTTTCTAATGATACTAAAGAATTTTCTAATGATTCAGATAAAAAAGGTTCATATACATTATGTACAATTAGTGGTTTAAAAAATCGTGTAATGAGATTTATTGCAGAAAAAGAGTTTTTGTACAATGAAATAAAAGACGCAAAAAATCATGTAATTGAAATAATTATATGGAGAGACACTGTTGACGAGTCAGAAAATGATTCTAAATATCAATACAAAGTGTATACTTCAGCAATCAGAACATGGGTTTATGATTATACAGAAAGTGAAAAAAAAGGTGACTTTGTACCACAATATCCTGTAACAGAACGTGATAGAAACTTATCATCAAGACTTGGTTTTAGTGTAAAAGCTGGAAATGAACTGAAAGATACAATTGATGAATTAAATGTAATTGAAACTTTTAGAGGTAGATATTGTACAGTAAGCTATGCTTCAAACAATACACCTGTTTATACTTGGTCAGATAAATATGACACAAAACCAACTTGTAACCCTGCTAGTATTGTACTTTGGTTGTTACAGAATGATACAAGAGGTGAGTATGCACTAAATGATTCACAGTTGGACTTAAACGATTTTGGGAAATTATGGAAACGCTGCGAAGAAACTGACACATATCTTGATATGTACAACAGTAAACGCTTTGTAACAAACGGTGTTATATCTTCTCAGAAAAAAACAATTGACCTTGTAAACAGTATATTATCTCATGCTCATGCTTCTCTTACCATGAGAGGTAGTAAGTACGGTATATTTATTGACGAAAAACAAATAGAGTCAAAATTAATTATCAATAACCAGAACTTACTGGAAAGAACAAACTCAAAGTCATTCAGTGATGATATTGACGGTTATCAAGTAACTTTCATTAATGCTTTACTTGATTATCAGCAAGATACAATTGTTTGTGTTGATAATATTGCAAAACAGAAAAAAGAAGCTGATAGCAATTATCAATACAAACTTGAAACAATTGAACTTCCATTTGTTACAGACGCAAAGCGTGTATATCGTGAATGTATGTGGAAACTTGCACTGAAAAGATTAAGACCAGAAACTTGGACTGCTAAGGTTGGACTTGATGGCGAACTCGTAGAAATTGGTGATTTAATCGAATTACAAGACGACACAATTGCTGTTGGTATCGGTGACGGTGCAGAAATTAAAGACGTTGTTATTGCTGATAATTATATAACAAAAGTTATCACTGATTATCCTTTTAATGTAACTGATTCAAGTAAAAATTATGGTTTAAAAATACAATGTGCTGACGGTGTAAGCAGCATTAAAATTGTTACAAAACAGGTAAAAATAACACAAGCTGGAAAATATAATACACTTGAATTTATTGAACCTATTTCACTTGATGAAGAATACAAAATTAGTATTGGTGATATATGTTCTTTTGGTATTTTTGAAAAAATCTCAACACCTGCTTTATGTGTTGGAAAGAAAGGTACAGGTGAAGGTACAACAACTTTAACATTTGTTCCATATAGTGACGAATTATACGAAGATAGCACTATAACCGGAAATATTCCGGAATTTGTATCAAATGTAACTAACGCTAAAGACAGTGGACTTGATACACCAGAAGAACTACCAGTTGTAACAATGGAAGATGTTTCTGACGCTGTTTCAAGTGCTGTTACTGTTCTTCAATACGATAAATTACAGCTAGATTTGACCCCAGAAATGCAGACAATTTATTTTAATGAAGATACAGGAATATCAGAACAGAAGTATTTTGACATATCAGCTTTTCTATATTATGCAAATGAATATGTTACTTCAAATGTTATATATAAAGCTTACATTAATGATTCTGTTGTTGGTATATGGGGTAAAGACGGTAAAGATAGAAATATTGTTACTATTAGTTCTAGTTATCTTAAAGGTGATATACTTGAAATAAAAATTGTTGCGACAGCTGAAATTAGAGGTGAAACATACGAAAGAACAGCTATTGCTACAATTAATAAAGTGTTTACTGCTGAAAGTTCTATAATATACAAGATGTTGCTTCCAGATGGTGAAAAAATCAAAACTGATTCTGAGTATAAAGAGTTTAACCCTTCGATTATACGAGCAAACAAAAGAAAGGTTACTTCAAAGGGTGAAACTGATACAAATTATGGTAAAATAACGGTTGAAACATCACCGGTTGGAGAAGAAATAGATATAAAAGAAACTTTTCAGCTGACAGAAGATATATATGTTAGTGACAAAGATTATTACACTAAATATCAGCCTGTAATGTTAAAGATTGATGATAATACAGTTATTGCTGTTTCTAAAGATATTGCTGGTGTATTCTATCGCAGGAGTAAACAAGGTTCAGATTTACGGAAGGGAATATAGAAGAAGTTGATAGTTTTATTGATAAAATGACTAATGATATTACAGTTTCAAGTTCTAACTTTGAAGCTGAATATCAGAAAGGTCTTTTTGAATATGACTTTGAAATTCCCAAAGGTACAGACTTAATTAAATTCAGATATTACTCAGATAAGAATGTTTTACTTGAACAGAATAATGTGCC